GCACCCCGCCGTCGGCCGTCAGGCTCAGCACGGCGTTCAACGCCTCGACCGACCCGAACATCTTGACAGCCGCGTCGTCGTTCCCCTTGAGTCGCGCCGCCAGATCGGTCATGAACTGCGTCAGGCCCTTGGTCTTGAGGGCCGTCAGGTCGAACTCCTTGGCCAGTGCGGGATAGGCCCGCTGCAGCTCCGCCGTGGGCTTGGCCACGTTGGCGAGGATCTGCCGCAGCGAGTTGAAGGCCGTCGAGGTGTTGAGGCCGCCCAAGGTCAGGGCGGTCATGTTGCTCAGGAGGTCATCCAGCGAGATGCCGAGCGAGTTGGCGAGGCCGGCCACGTTGCCGATGCTGCCGCTGATCTCCGCGAACGTCGTCTTGCCGAGCCGCACGGCCGTGAAGAACTTGTCCGCCGCCGCCTGCGCCGTCAGGCCCTGCGAGGCAAACGCATTGGTGGCCGTGGTCAAGCCGTTGACGGCGGTGTTCACGTCCGTGACCCCGCCGACCGCTGCCCGCGAGGCGACCCCCAGGTACTCCACCGCCTCCCCCGCCGGTACGCCGGCCGAGATGACGTTGTAGAGGCCGGCGGTCAACTGGTCAATGTTCTCGACCGGCAGCGACTCGTACAGCCCCAGCACCCCGGCGGCCAGCGCCCGCATATCCACCGAGGTGGTATCCACGAGGGTGGACACCTCCGCCATGCTCTTCTCGAAGCCCGACGCCATGGCGATGGCCTTGGCCGCGACCCCGGCGAACGCCGTGCCCAGCGCCCCGAGCGCCACGACGGGGTTGTTCTTGATGAACGTGGCCGTCCGGCCCAAGGACTTTTCGGCTCGGCTGAGTTCCGCGTCCAGCCCCTTGGTGTTGGCCTCCAAGGTGTAGAACAGCTTGGCGAGTTCGAGGTTGCGGGCCATCTACGCCGCCTGACGGGTGCGGGCCTCGGCATCTTCCCGCGCCCGCGCCTGCCCATCCCAGGTCAGCGCCGCCTGCGACAGCCACGCCACCAGCGAGCGGTCCCGCAGCAACTGCTCCACGGGGCACCGCTGGTCCGCGGCCACCGCCGTGGCCAGGGTTTCCCACGACGCCGGTTCGCCCCCCTCCTCACCCCGCCGCCGCAACAGGCGCGAGACGGCCGTGGAGGTCAAAGGCGTCGAGATCCCCGTAGGGGTCCGACGGCACCGCGGGGTGGGGGGCGGTGGGATCAAACGGCAGGCCGGGGCCGGGGTGGCAGGCGATCCACGCGCAGACCTGGTGCAACTCGGTCGCCGCACGCATCAGTTCCTGCCGCCGCAGGACCGCTTCGGCCCCGGCCACGCCCTCCAGCTGCTCGGCAAGGTTGATCAGCCAGCGGATGCCGAGGTCAATCTCGTCCACCACGCACAGGGCGTTGAACCCCTTGGGGTGGACCGCCACGGTGCGGGGTGCCCCTGCCTCGTCCACCGCCACCAGTTCCACGGTGGCCGGCGCCTCGCGGAGCCCCCGCAGCGCCTCGCGGCGGGCCTCGGCCAGTTCCGCCGCCGTGGATTCTTCCTTCTTGCCCACCCGATCCGTGAAGCGGATCAGCTGGGCATAGTACCAGATCCACGCCCCCCGACCGGCGTGCGGATTCTCCGCGCCCCCCGGCATCCAGGGAGCGAGGTCGGCCTCCGTGACCACCTTCGCCCGGAGGAGATGTTCGCGCAGGTGCGCACACTTCTCCTTGGTCCGGGCGAAGCCGAATGCGTCACGGGACCGGGCCACCGGTTACGACCACTGGCGGATGGCCATCGTGGCGAACTTCGCGGTGACGGGAATGTTGGCCGTGGTCTTGCCGAACGTCGGGCCGCCGGAGACGCCCATGATGGCGTCGATCAGGTCCACCTCGATCGTCTTGCCGCCCTGCAGGAGCCCGGTCAGGGTGAAGATCCGGCGCGGGGAGGCCGCAATGTGCGCGTACCCGACCAGCGCCGTGGTGGGATCGGTCGCGGTACCGGCCCCGACCACCGTGTCGGCGTGGCCGAAGATCAGCTGGAAGTTCTCGGGCGCGAGGTCCAGCAGGCTGAACGACACCTCCATCGTGCCGGTGCCCTCGATCGAGGCGACGGCGTTCACGGCGTTGGCCGCGAACACGTCTTCGATGGCCTTGTTCAGCGAGAGGGACGCCCCGGCCTGCTCGATGTAGCCGAGCGGCTTCTTGACCGCCTCGATGAACGTGGCGCCGCTGTCCTGCGGCACCTGGAGGTCGCGGAGCAGGAGGCAGGGCGTGGTGGCCAGCGTGCCGGTGATCTGGCTCCGCTCCAGCCCCCCCGAGCCCTCGATGAAGACGGGGTCGCCGGTCGTGAAGTTGGTTGACGCGGTGATGTCCACGTCGGACACGCCTGCCACGATGGCCTCGGCCGTCGTGGTCGAGCCGAACGTGCCGCTGTTCAACTGCTCGTACATGTCGATGCTGGTCAGCGAGCGCCAGATCTGCGATGCGTTGGTTGCGCGTGCCATGATGCGTTCCTCGGGTCAGGGTCAGTCGGGTGCGTTCAGCAGCATCAGTTCCAGGGTTTCGTCCGCTTGGTGCAGTTCCTCGTCGCCCGCGCGGGCCAGCAGGCGGTCCTCGCCACTCAAGAGCACCGAACTCCGCGCCCCCTCCCACCGCGCCACATCCAGCGACTGCGCCGCGAACGCGGTGTACGTCAGGGCGGCGCTACCCGCCTTCAAGACCTCGCGGGCATTCGCGGCCGAGGTGCCCGACACCCCCGTCAGGGCCAACGTGATCCGGCCCGTCGCCTTGTCATACGTCACGAGGTCGTAGACCAGAATCGGGAGCGGCGGGTCGCTGTACCCCCACTGGCCGAACTCCACCACCTGCACCCCGCTGGCCCGCCCCGTGGCGGCCTTGACCGCCGCGTTGGCGTCGAGGATCGTGACCAGGGCGACGCGGAAGGTCTGCTCCAAGTCGGCCATCAGCCGAACGTCGTCCGCAGCTGGTCGCCCGTCCGCTCCGCGAACACCTTCACCATCTCGTCCTTTGCCATGTCAAACGCCCTCTGCGCCGACGGGCGGGGCGTGATCCTATAACCGAGCCCCGTCTTCACCCGCTTTGCACGGCGCCGACCGGACGGTGCCGGCTTCCGCGTGTCGGCCCCCTCCTCGAGGATCAGGGCGGTGAAGCGCACGAGTGCCACACGCCTGCCCGTTCCCACCGGCCCCTGGGACACGCTCCGCCGCAGCGCGCCGGTCTGTCGGCGGGGGGGCTCGCCCGGCTTCGACGGGATGCCTCCCGACGCTCGCTGCTCCGGGTACTTCCCCGATGGGTTGGGGGTCACCTTGGCCCCGCCCCGCACGCTCAACACCTTCCGCCACGCCTTCGCTAGCGCCACACTGGCGCCGACCATCGCGGGATCTTTCGCGCCGCCGAGAGAGGTCAGCGTCAAGGCGACTTCGTTGTTCAGCGCCCGCAGGTTGCCGGTCAGGATGTCAATCGGGCGGCGGCTCAGGTACTGACGTGCCATCCGACCCCCTAGGGCGTGATCGTGATCGTCTCGTCGGTGCTCACCAGCGCGGCGTCCCAATGGCCGTTCACGCGGGAGTCGTTCAGCCGCGCATCCTCGATCCGGTACTTGGCCCCGTTCCGCTTGCCGGCCGTCACGATCAGCGCGTCACCCGGCCGCACCACCAGCGTCAGATCGGGGATCAGCGCCCGGTCCTTCACCGTCCGGTCGGCGCCGTAGATCTTCTGCACCAGCTCGTCGGTCAGACTTTCCAGCGCGGCCGGAACATCCGTCGCGACCGCCGCCCAACTCGTCACCGTGCCGCTGCCATCCGTCGCCCGTCCGCCCGTGGGCCGCGCCAGCGTCACTCGGCTGCCGGCCACCCGCGCCCGCCCCTTGAGGCTCATCCGACCACCGACCGGAACGGCGCCACCACCGACTCCCACACCTCGTCCGGCTCCGTCGCCAGGTCGGTCGCTGCCCCGCCGATCCGCTCGCTCGTCGCGTCCTCACTGCCCCGCTGCCACCAGAGCCGCGCCGTCATCCGCAGGAGCGCCTGCGCGGCGTTGGCCGGGACATCCGCCTGCGCGTCATAGGTCACCCGCACATAGCCCGGCGAGCCCGCCGCCCCGAACACCCCATCCAACCGCCGCACCCGCCGACTGCCGACCGCCCATTGCACCAGGGTCGGGTCGTCCACCTCCAGCGTCGCGTCCGGCGTGTCGTGGTCCGTCCCCAGCGTCACGCTGGTCAGGTCCGCCACGGGATAGTCGAGGTAGAGGTGTCGCACGCCGGTGCCGTCGTGGAGCTCCACCCGCCCCGCCTGCGCCGCCCGAAACGGCCGGTCCGTCCGGCCGCACGCGGCGTTCAGCATCGCCTCCACCCGCAGCGCCAGCGCCTCGACCGCCGCCGCGTTGCCCGCCGACTCGCCGAGGTAGGCCACCACCGCGGCAGAGGTGATCAGCGCGGGATCGGGCATCGCGCCTTACCGCACGTACAGGACGACGACGCCGCCCTTGGTGTCCCCGGCGTTGGTGACCGCCAGGGTCAAGCGCGAACCCGCCACCGCGCCCAGAGACGCCTCCGCCACGTGCTCGGTGTTCGCCGTGTCGCGATTGGCGCCCGCGCCCAGCAGCACGTCGTGGCCAGCCGCGTCGGTGATCGCCACGTCGTAATCGTCGGTGGGGGCGCTGGCGCCGCCGGCCGGGATCGTGGTCAGCCCGATCAGCTTGCCGTCGAACGCCGTCGAGGTGGTCCCGTCGGCGGCACCGCCCGCCGACGAGATCCACGTCATGGCGATCTTCTTGATGCCCGTGTGCGTGATCTCCACACTGGTCACGGTGCCGGCCATCGGTTACGCCGCCGCCACGGACGCGCCGTCATCCAGCGGGATGTAGAAGCAGGTCCACTTCGTGGCCCCGGTGTTGGTCGCCGCGGTGGAGAAATCCACGGTGCCGGGCTTCAGGACGACGCCCGCGCCCAGCCGACCCGCCTGCCCGCCGCCCAGCATCGCATCCCCCGGCGTGCCGGTGATGGTGTAGAGCGTCCCGGCCTCATCGGCCGAGATATTGAGCACCGCGCACAGGTCCATGTCGGTGCCCACGGTCGGGTTGTGGATCAGCTTGGCGTTGCACGCCTGCGTCTCGACCACGGTGGTGACTTCGCCGAGGAAGTAGGCCAGCACGCGCCCGCCCGCCACGGTGAAGTAGGGGGTGGCCGTGGTGGCGGGCAGCGTCGCCGAGGCCCGGTCCACCTGGAATCCGACGCGCAGGGCGGTATGGGCCTGCGCGTCCTGACTGGCGATGTTGAGTGGCATGGCTGGCCCCTTACGAGATGAAGTCGGCGGTGAGGGCCGGGTACTTCTGGGCGTACTCCGCGATCACGCTGATGACAAACTCGTCCGTGTTGGTGGCCGGCTCGATCCGCACCCCCACGTGGGTCGCGGTGGCCAGCGCCTCGCGGATCTGCTCCGCGTCGCACTCGAGGACCATGTAGTCCCCGACCGCGTTCTGGCCGGTCGGCGCGGCGTGCGCCTTCACGACCGTGGGCGAGCCGGTGCCGGCCGCGTTGGTGGCGGCGATGATCTCGAAGCCGTCGGTGTTCCCGGTGCCCACCGTCTTGAACAGCTTCACCGCGAGGCGCTGGAGGCCCCCGTTGTCGCTGATCGAGATGAGCTTGTCGGTCCCCGCCTGGGGGGTGCCGAGGTCCACCACCGTCGCGTCGGTCGTGGTCACGTCGAACTCGACGGTGTTCCACTGGTAGCGCGAGAAGAAGTGCTGGGCGGCGTACGTTGCGGGCATGGTTCAGGTCTCCTCAGCGCCCCCCGGAGGGGGCGCGTTCAGGTGTCAGGCTCAGGCGCGAGCCGCCAGGGTCACGATCGGGGACAGGGTCGCGGCCGACTTGGCCGGGGTGAGGGCGGACCTCCACCACGGGGCGCCGGCGTTGCGGAGCCAGAACTTGAAGGCCCGCTCGTGGTTCTCGAACCGGACGTGCACCGACTCCGCGCTCTGCAGCGGCTGATAGGTGCCCTCCAGGTACTGGCTCCAGTTGACCAGCATCAGGTCACCCACGTCGCCGATCGTGCTGGCGTACTCGGTGTAGAAGACCGGCCGGCCCCAGAGCATGTCGGGGAAGCCCTCGCCGCGGCTGGGCTGGTAGAGCAGCACGCCGCTGGTGCCGATCGGGATGTTGAGGACCGCCAGCTGCGGGCGGCAGTCGTGGTTGGCCAGCCACACGGCCTGATCGAAGCCCCAGGAGCGCGCGGCCATCTTGATCACGTTGTTGGCCACGATGGTGTCGGCGGCCTGCCCGCTCTCCTTGGCCACCTCGATCTTCGCGCCGCTGTTCAGCACGCCCAGGAACTCGGACCCGCCGACGCCCCGGATCTTCTCGTTGAGCAGGTGGGCCGGCATCTGGGTGCGGAAGCCGCTGGCGATGATCGCCGCGAAGGACATCGGGGAGTCGGTCAGAATCTCCTCGGTGGCGAACGCCAGCCCGACGAGGCTGGTGGCCTTCAGCGTCACCATCTCCAGCGCGGCGCGGCTGGAGGTGAACGCCACCGTCTCCGGCCGACGGGTGACGGTGAAGCCGCCGACCACGCTGGTGGTGTGGTCCTTGTCGGTCCGGGCCATGATCTCGACCGAGGGGCTGGCCATCGGCACCGCCTGGGTCCGGCCGGCCGTGGGGTCGCCCTCGAAGCCGACCTGCAGGAGCCCGGGCGCCCGGCTGGTGGGCACCGCGTACCCGCCGTAGGGGTCGCTGTAGCCGCCCTGCTCATCGGAGCCCGCGGCGCCCATCAGGCCGCGCGGGGTGAACGCCGCCGGCAGCATGTAGGCCAGCTGGCCCGCCGCCACCTTGTCGTCGGAGTCCTTGACCGCCAGCGCCTGGAGGCGCTCGTCGGTGACCTGGCTCCGGTCGCGGAGGCCGGCGTTGGCCATCACCGCCGTCGCGAACTCGACGTGGCTGGCGAAGCCCTTGCGGGGGTCGGCCTCGGACCGCGGCGCGCCGACCCGGCCCACCGGGGTCTCGGCCGGGCGGGTGGCGATGGCGGGCGCGGCCCGCTCTTCCGCCTCCTGCTCCTCGCGCTGGGCGATGGACGCCTTGATGGCGGCGAGCTTCACCTTGTGGGTGTCGTAGGCGGCCTGCTGGTCCGCCGAGAGCTTGCCGTCCTCGGCACCCTCGGCGGCGTCCAGGATGGCCTTCATGGCGGCCACCGTGGTGACCTGGTCCTGCTTGAGTCGGGCGAGTCGGTTCATGGTTCCGCTCCGGGTGTGGAGCGGGTGGGACATGCGACCGGTGGTTAGCGGGATGGGGCGGGGCGCCAGAACGCCAAAAAGCGGGCAAGGCACACGCCGGAATCATGAGATTCCAGTCGCATGTCCTGCCCGCTTCTGCGTGACAGTGACGGTCTATCGGTTGTCTGCTGCGTGCCGTTCCGGGTGGGGGCCTCTGCCTCACCGCCTCGGTCGGGTCGCTCGCCGTACTGTGCCGATCCTAATCGGGTGCCTACATCGTGTCAAGGGCCATGCGCTCGCGCTCGGCCCACGCCCGCTTCCCGCGACGCGACCTCTGCACCTGCTGGCCCAGCCGGGCCACCGCCTCATCGAACGTCCCGACCCGATCCACCAGCCTGGCCTCCAGTGCGTGGGCCGCGCCCAGCACCCGACCCTCGCCGTAGCCGCTCCGGACGTTCGCCTTGCTGTCGCCTCGGAAGGCGGCCACGTCCCGGACAAACCAGCCATACGCCTCGTCCACCCCGGCCTGCAGGTGGGCCTCGGCTTCCGGCGTGAGCTCCGTCCACGGCGCCCCTTCGAGCTTATACTTGCCCGCGGCGATGGCCGTCACCTTGACGCCCTCGGCCTCCAGCATCCCGCGAATGTCCTGGTGGATCGTGTAGACGCCGATCGACCCCACGTCGCCCGACGGTGCGGCCCACACCTCGCCCGCCGCCGACGCCAGCCAGTAGGCCGCACTGGCGGACAGGCTATTGGCGATGGCCAGGGACGGCTTGACGGTGGCCGCCGCCCGGATCTTGGCCGCCGTCTCCGGCACCCCGTAGATCGTGCCGCCCGGCGAATCCACATCGTAGAGCACGGCATCCACCCGGCTGTCGGCTGTGGCGGCATCCACCATCGCGCCGATCTGGTCGGTGGAGGCGCCCATGCTGTGCGCCCGCTGGGCCACCACGCCGACGATCGGAATCACGGCGATCCGCGCCGCCGCGGCCCGCTGCTGGCGCTCGCTCAGGGTGGCCGCCTGCTTCTCGCGGCTCGGCACGCCGAGTTCCGCGTGCAACACCTCGCCCGTCAGGGCCTCGCCGTGCAGCAGCTTGCCCACCAAGAGCCGCGCCATGATGGCGCCAAACCCCGGCTCCACCGCCAGCGGCTTGCTCAGGCTCTGCAGGAAATGCGTCAACTGGCTCGACATCGGACTCCCCTTCCGTCAGGCGGCACGCCGCGCCGGGACGGCAGCGGGTGTCAGCGTTTCACTCAGGATCGTGAGCAATTCGGCGCGGCGAGCGTCCAGCCACCCGTCGCCGGGTTGTTCGGCGGTGGCGGTCAGCCCGGTGGCGACCACCCGATCGGCCGCCGCGGCGACCTGCCAGGCGGGAACGGTGAACGCCGCGCCCAGCGGGGCCAGCACCTTGGCCACAAAGGCCCGGTGCTTGCCGAAGACCTTGACCCGGTAGGCATCATAGGCCGTGCGCTCCGCCGGCGTGGTCGGTGGCTTCTCGCTGAACGCCTTCCGTTCGTGGCCAGCCAGCCGGTCGGCTACATCAGCCAGCAGGGGCGCGGGGATCGTGGCGGCCCGTTCCTCGTCGTCTTCCTCGTCAGGCGGGGTGCGGACGGGTGCCGGACCTGCCGACGCGCCCGGCGCCGTGCCGGCGATCCGGTCCTCGTATACGTCCCCGCCCTCCCGCGGCGGCTCGCTTTCCTTGGCCAGCAGGTCGTTGGGGCTGTACATGCCGACCTCGCGGCCAATCTTGTACGCCTCGAACCGGCTCTTGATGTCGCCCCGGAGCAGGTCCTTGAAGTTGAACTCGACCGACAACTCCTCCTGTTCCGCCTCATCCAGCAGGGCCATGGACATGGCCTGCGCCCAACGGTCGGTCCACGCCTTGATCGTCAGGTTGACGAAGGCGATCAGTTGCTGCTCGATGCCGCTGCCCCAGCTGGTGCTCTTCTCCTCGAGGCCGATCAGCCAGCCGGGCACCCCCCAGAACCGCGCCACGTCGGCGACCTGGAACTTGCGCGGGTCGATGATGAACCCGCCGTCCACGTCCCGCCCCACCTCGCTGACCTTCGCCCCGCCATAGAGGTGCAGCGCCTTGCCCTGGTTGCGCCACCCCGCCTGCTGGGCCTGGTAGTCCTCCCGGCGCTTCTGGCGCTCTTCCGCCGACGGCACCAGCCCCTCGTAGCTGAACACCAGCCGGCCCATTGCGTCATTCTTGAGCACCCCGCCCGCGAACGCCTCGCCCGCCGCGGCCAGGGCGATCGCTTCCCGGGCCAGCGCCGCCCGGCCCTGCCCGCTCAGGCCGTCCTCGGTCGGCAGGTCGCGGACGTGCAGGACCTCGTCCTGGGACAGCCGGAGCGGCGCGCCGCCCTTGGGGTCGTGGAACTCATACCGGAGCCGGCCGCTCGCGATCTGTTCCACCGTCACCAGGTTGGGCGGGTGGGGCCAGAGTTCGACCCGGTTGCCCCGATCAACGATCCGCGAGATGGACGCGCCCCGGAGGCAGAGGCGGGACTGTTCGCCGCCCCAGAAGTCCATAGGGGTCTGCCACGGGTTGGGCTGGCGGCTGATGGTGTGGTAGAGCCGGTGGTCCCGCGCCTTCTCCTTGCCGCCATCCGGCAGGCGTCGGTACAGCGCGCGGGGCAGGGAGGCCACAATCTCGGCGATTTTGGAGGTACAGGCGAAGACGGCGGAGGTGCGCTTGGCCGACTCGGGAGTGACGCCGAACCCGCTGAAAGTGGCCCCACCGCCCGGGTCGTCGGCGTACCATCGGTCATCCACATTGTTCCACGAGGCGTCCGCCCGTGGCGCGGCGCGCTGCAGGGTATCGAAGATGCCCATTTACCGCGTCCTCCTGGCAGGGGCAAAGAGCCCGAATGCTGTCAATATCGCACCCAGGGCAAGGGCCACCCAGAATCGGCGAGCCGGCCACGTGCTTCCGAACCACCCCGCGACCCCGATCAGGGCCAGCCCGCCGTAGATGTGCAGGTCGCGGATCGGGTTGGCCATATCCCACCCGCTGACCGTCTGGCGCGCGCCGCGCGCCCATTCCCGGACCCGTCTGAGCGGGCCGCTCATCCGAACTCCACCACAGAGGTCACCCCCTCCGGGACCAGGATGGCTCGGCTCATGGCCAGGATCAGCGCCACGGCGGGGTCGATCTTCCGTTCCTTCGCTTCCTTGCGCGGGAACACGTTCTCGTTGGCGTCTTCCTTGAACGTCACGTTGCTGATTCCCCAGGTGGCCACCGGATCGCCGGCGTGGTGGAGTCGCCCGTCCTTCACCGCGGCCTCAACCTGCTTCATGGGCTCGCTCAGGTGTTTGGTGTTCATCGGCACCAGCACCGCCTGCAGCCCCTCCCGCTCGCACGCCTGCTGCAGCGCCTTGGAGCCCCACTCGTCCAACGCCACCTGCTCGATGCCATGCAGTCGCGCGTCCTCGAAGAGATCGGCCTGCACCCGCTCGTCATCGGTCTGGTTGCCGTCCGTCACCGTCAACCACCCCTCGTACTGCCAGCCCTGGTAGTGCCGGTTCTCCGGCTGCAGGGCCGTCTCGCTGGGCAGGTAGTGCCGCCAGAACGCATAGAAGTGCGGCTTGCCGTCCGCCTCCACCCGCCGGAACACCCGGCACACGTCGGCCAGGTCGAGCTTGCTGGCGAGGTCCACCCCGGCGAAGCAGGGCACGCCCGCGAAATCCTCCGCCCGCAGGGACGGGTCCGCCTGCCGGTGCCACCATTCCAGGTTCATCCACGGGTTGCGACTCGCCACCCACAGGTTCAGGTGCTTGGTCTTGAAGACGTTTTGCTTGCGCGGGTCATGGACCGCCTCCCGCTGCTGATCCCGCAGCCAGTCCGCGCCCACGGACACCCCGTAGTTCGGGTTAGCCATCTTGAGCGCGGCCTCGCTGGTCCAGTCCGTGTCCTCGTCTACCGTGTAGATGATCCCGAACAGCCGGTCGTTGGGCCGGGTGCCGTCCAGCACCCGCTGCACTTCTTCGCGCAGGGCATAGCAGGGGCCGGCCAGGTTGTCGCCCGCCGTGGTGATCACGTCCAGGAGCGGCTGCCGTCGCGCCCCCATCCCGGTGACCATCGTGTCGTACAGGGTGCTGTCCGGGTGCTCGTGGTACTCGTCCACGATCGCGTGCGACGGGCTGGCCCCGTCGCCCGGCTTCCCGATCACCGGCTCGAACCGGCTGCCGTTGGCCAGGATCGTCAGGCCCTTGGCGTTCACCTGGACCCCGTAGTGCTCCAGACCACGCCTGCTTCTCGCTGGTGGCGCCGCTGTAGACCTCGCTCCCGTGTTCCCCCTCGTCGGCCAGCGACTTCAGCCCCCGGATCGCCGCCATGGTGCTCTTGGCGTTCTTGCGCGGCACTTCGGTGTAGGCCCGCCGAAACCGCCGCAACCCCGTGGCCCGCTCGGTCCACCCCCATATCATGCACTCGATGAAGCACTGCCACGGCTCCAGCGTGATCCGGTTGCTCATCGGGTCGCCCGGCTGGGCGATCGCCCAATGGCCCTTCACGTGCTTGAACAGCTCGGCGAAGGTACAGGCCCATTCCGCCTTCGCCTCATCGAAGGCCCACGGCGACCGCTTCGCCTTCGCCGCTTTCAGGTCGTCCAGGTGCCGTTGGCACGCCAGCCGGACCCACCTGCACGCCAGCACCCTGCCCGCCACCACCCCCCTGGCGTAGTCGGTCGCCCGCGCCACGTGGGGATGCTTCGCCGGGCGGGCCGTGGCTCGCGCCTTCCGCGCCGTCCGGCGCTGGGGCTTAACCGGCGCGGCGGGCAAACGGGTTGCCCTTCTTGGCCGATGGAGGCGCCTTGACCCGGCTCCGGTCGGCCGGGGTGAGCCCGAACGAGGCCAGCAGTTTGGTCATCTGGGCGCGGCCGGCGCCGTCCAGGGCGTCCACCCCGCTGGTGCGCACAGCTCCGACCAACCGGCACAGCATCTCGAACGCCAGCCGGTCGCTCGCCAGCGCGACCCCCTCCACCATCTGGCCCTTGATCTCGTGCCACACCGCAGCCTCGGTCGGCTGCAGGTGAGACGGCGGATCGCCGAGCGGCTCGTTGTCGATCGGCTCGTCTGCCCGGTCGGCGTACCGCTTCGCGTTCTTGCGGAGCGCGCCGTTCAGGTGTAGAATGGTCGTCGGCTTCCGTGGTGGCGCCATCAGCGTCTATCCTCTCGACAACGTTGATGCAAGAAACGGCCCGAAGGGGCGCGAATGGGCGCGGCCGGGCGAACCTGCAATCCGGGGACGTGAAAAGAAACCGGGGCGAACGGATTTCCCACTACCGGCCACCAACATTCGACCCGCCCCCCCGTCTCTGTCGCTGAATACGCGCGTGCGCTGTCTCTTTGTCATGACACGTCTTGCATTTTCCCTTGAGGTTGTCGAGCCGATCCAGTCCACCATCCCGCTTGTCAATGACGTGCGCTGCCACCGTGCTGGGCTGGCGTCCGCAGTCGCGACAGATGGGGTCGCGCTGGAGCACCTTGGCCCTGAGTGCCCGCCAGGCGGGGTTGCTGCCCCCGCCGTGCAGGTGCCGCGCTCCCTTCCGCTCGGCGTCACTGGCCTTGCGTGCGGCGCTCAGGTGTTCCTCGCAGTATCGCCCCCGCGTCAAGCGCGAGCAGCCCTGCTTGTTGCACGGCTTGGGCGCGGACCAGGGCATTAATGCCACCACTGTGGGCGCTTCGGGGTGGGGCGGGGATTAACCCGTGAACCCACCAGATTGAGCAGCCACGCCACCCCGAACAGGACAGCGCCCAACCAGAACGGCCCCACCGCCACCGTTAGCCAGAGCCACATGGCGAACAGCAGCGCGGAATCTCCGAGGTTCAGTTGTGTTTTCACGCGCCGTCCTGGTTGGGGTCGTGGGCGGCGCGGAGGCGCACCGAGGCCGCCAGTAGGTAGTCGTTCCAGTGCGGGTCCGCCTCCGGTAGTCGGTCCGCTGTTCCCCGTCGCGTGGTGGGGGCCGGTGCTCGGCGCACCACGCCTCGGCCTGCACCTGTGGGCACCCCGGCTGGGCGCAGACACGGTTGGCTCGTGGCATCGTCAGATGTCCTCGCCGGCGCGCAGCAGGGCGTAGAGGACGCA